ATCTCCCCAGCTTCCTGACGCAACTGCAGCCAGGGCAGCCCTAACGGGAACGCCTGGACACTGCTAGTCGGTAGTGTGGTGTACGGAAAAACACCGGCAGCCCGCGCATCCATTCCCTCACTGTGCTGGTGGGTGGCGCGAGACTTGATCGGCGAGACTGGTGCAGTTTGGGTGCCAGCGCTGGGATGGTCTTCGGCTGACAGGTGGGGAAAGACCCACGCATAGCGGGCAAGCAGCAGGTTTGCCGCCAGCCTTCCAAGCTGAGCAGAGAAGGGTTCGATTCCCTCTGCCCGCTCCAATTTCGTTATGTGCTGCTCCGCACGCTTGCCCGGTCCCTCAATAGGGCCTCTCCGGGCCTTTTCTTCTAGGAACCATTCATGGCCGAACCAGCAAGCACGACTGCCGGCGTCCTGCTGGTGAAGTACGGCGTGATCATTGGCGGCTTCGCAGGAGCGATCCTCTCGCTGACCTTCCTGCGAGGACTCACCCGGGGTCAGGCGGTCGCCGCCTTCTTCACCGGCTTCGCCTCGGCAGTCTTCTGCACCCCGCTCGCCATCAGCTATTTCAGCCTTGGCACCAGCGGAGAAACCCAATACGGCGTGGCCTTTCTGATAGGCCTTCTGGCAATGAACATCATCCCGGTGCTGAAGTCGCTCGTGGGTCAGTTCGGAGCCAAGGGAGCTACCTGATGAGCTCGACCCTGATTTCAGTCCTGATCGGCGCCAATGCCTTCCTGAGCGTGCTGGTGGTGATCGCCGCGTGCGACTACCTGCGCCGGATCAGGCCAATGGATGCGCCACTGCTGGCCGTCGCGTTCTACCTGGTGGCCATCGGCGCGTTCGGCGCGTTCGTCTTGGCCATGAACGGCCATGTACCCACCCTGTACGGTGTGATCCTCAAGCTGGGGATCGTCCTGTATGCGGTCGCCCGGCGCGGTCACGTGTTCCAGCCCGGGTAGGGCACCACAAATTCGCTATGCGCCGTTTCGTGGCGCGACAACCTGAGGATCACCCATGGACAACCAGCACAAGAAGATCACCGGCTACCGCGACCTCACCCAGAGCGAGATCGACGGCATGAACTCGATCAAGGCCCTGGAGGCCGATGCTGGCGAGCTGTTCAAGCAGATCGGCCAGATCGAAGGCGTGGACCAGCGCACCTTGGCCCTGGCCAAGACCAACCTGCAGCAGGGTTTCATGTGGTTTGTGCGCTCGATCGCCAAGCCGGCCGATCCGTTCAGCTGAGGGCGGGCAGATGGCGCCAGTAACTGCACGCATCGTTTGCCGCCATCGCTGGTGGCTAAGGTTCTACCTGGCTGGCGTCCTCGCCATTGCGCAGATGACCGGTCGCGAGCCATGCCCGGAGCGCTTCAGCTACTGGGTGGGGCGCGGCATCAAGATCGAGGTTCACCCTGAATGACCACCATCGCCTACAAGGATGGCGTTATCGCCTACGACTCCCGCGTCACCCGAGGCGACCTGATCACCGATGACGACTGTGACAAGTGCATTGAGCGCGACGGCGTGAAGTTCTTCATGTCCGGGGCTCTGTGTGACTATGACGCATTGGTCGGGGCCTACTTCGGCACCGCGCCATCCGGGAAGGTCGACGCATCTGCAATCGTCGTGGATGGCGGGAAGCTGCTGATGGTGGCGGTGGATGACGATACGGGTCTGTGGAAGTCGCCAATCAAGCCTGATCGTCCGTACGCCATCGGTAGCGGCACTCCATACGCATTCGCTGCGATGGACATGGGCGCATCTGCCGAGAAGGCCGTCGAGATGGCGGCAAGGCGCGATACCAGCACTGGCGGCAGGGTTCGGACTATGACGATCCGCGCAGCCGAGCATAAATAACCAGCCCAGCGAGGCACCCAAGTCTCAAGGAATTCCCTATGGCGCTGACAGCAAAACAGCAGCGCTTCGTCGAAGAATACCTGATCGACCTGAATGCCACGCAAGCCGCTATCCGTGCTGGCTACAGCAAGAAGACGGCAAACGAGCAAGGTTCACGCCTGTTAGCAAATGTTAGTGTTTCAGCCGCTGTTGCCGAGAGCATGAAGTCAAGGTCTGGCAGAACCGGAATCACCCAGGACATGGTACTCAAGGAACTCGCCAAGATCGGCTTCAGCGATATCCGCAAGGTGGTCCGCTGGGGCGAGACGATGGTCCGCATGGTCGAAGCCGACGATGAGGGCCCTGAGGACATGGTTCCGTACCACGGGCTGGCCTTAGTCGACTCCACCGAGATTGACGATGACACGGCTGCTGCCATCGCTGAGGTGTCTCAGGGGCGCGACGGCCTGAAGGTCAAGCTGCACGACAAGAAGGGCGCTCTGGTCGATATCGGCCGACACCTGGGCATGTTCGTGCCTGCAGGTCACGCCGACCTAGATGCAGAGCTCAAGCGGATCGAGATCGAGAAGCGCCGGGTCGAGCTGGCCGCGCTTAAGGCAGGTCATGAGCCGGCTCCTCCTGTAACCAAAATCGAGATTGAGGTGGTAGGTGGCCGGTCGGACGCTACGAATCCAGATGACCGAGCCTCAGGCTAGGTTCTTCCAGCTGCAAGACAAATACCCTGCCTTCGTTGGCGGGTTCGGTACCGGAAAGACGGAGACCCTGGCCAACTGTGCCCTTCGTGATGCCTTGTCCTCCTCTGACGCGCTGATTGCGCTCTATGAGCCGACCTATGACCTGGTGAGGTTGATCCTCGCACCTCGCATGGAGGAGAAGCTGAGCGAGCTTGGCATTCGTTACAAGTACAACAAGCAAGAGAACATCATCTACACCAGCGCCCCGAACTGCGGTGACTTCATCCTCAGGACGCTCGAAAACCCGGCGCGAATCATCGGGTATGAGTCTTACCGCGCGCACGTCGACGAGATCGACACGCTAAAGAAGGCTCAGGCGGCGCTGGCGTGGCGCAAGATCATTGCGCGGAACCGGCAGCGACCAACTGGTATAGAGCAGCCATTCAACCGAGTTTCGGCCTACACCACGCCTGAAGGATTCCAGTTCGTCTACGACACCTGGGGGCGCGCTCCCAAGCCTGGCTATGCGATGGTTCAGGCTGCGACCTACACAAATCCGTTCCTTCCCGACGACTATGTGCAGAGCCTTCGCGACAGCTACCCAGCTGCGCTAATCACTGCATACATCGAGGGAAAGTTCACAAACCTGAACAGCGGCAGCGTCTATCCAGACTTTGACCGGACGCTGAACCACTGCGACACCGTCGAGCAGGAGCGTGAGCCGCTTCTGATCGGCATGGACTTCAACAGGCTCAAGATGAGCGCTGTTGTCTATGTCCTGCGCGGCGGATGCCCTGTAGCAGTAGCCGAGATCACTGATGGGCGCGATACGCCGTACATGGCAGAGCTGATCAAGGCGCGATACGCCGCGAAGGGCCACCCTATTCAGATTTTCCCCGATGCATCAGGCCAGAACGCCAGCAGCAAGAATGCCAGTGAGTCGGACCTGAGCATCTTGCGACAGGCCGGATTCTCCATCCAGGTGAACGGGACAAACCCCGCAATCGCGGACAGGGTGAACGCCGTCAACGCGCTGATCCTGAATGGCAATGGCGAGCGGCGCCTGAAGATCAACGTCAACCGGTGCCCGCACCTTGCGGACGGATTGGAGCAGCAGGCCTACGACAAGAACGGCATGCCCGACAAGTCGAGCGGGGTGGATCACCTCAACGACGCCGCCGGCTATCCGCTGGCCTATCTGTTCCCTATCGAACGCCCAATGACTACGACCCAATCCCTGAGAATGTGACCATGAGCGATAACCCGAGCTTCACCCTGCCAGCTGTCGACGAGATGCGCCGATACTGGGCGGTGATCTCTCCGCTCATGGGCGGGACCATGGCCATGCGCGCTGCTGGCCAGGCGCTGCTGCCGAAATACCCAGCAGAAGATGATGAGATCTACAAGTCTCGCCTTGCCCAGTCCACCTTGCTGCCCGCGTACTCTGAGACGGTCGGCAACATGACCTCTCGGGTGTTTGCGGAGCCGCTGCAGCTGGGCGACGACGTTCCGGCCGAGATTGCGGAGATGGCAACGGACATCGACCTGGCCGGAAACGACCTGAACAACTGGTCGGTGGAGTTCTTCCGGAATGGCTTGAGCCACGGCCTGTGCCACGCTTTCGTTGATCATCCAGCCTCCGAAGCCGGCCGCACCATGGCGGAAGAGAAAGCCGCGGGCGTCCGCCCATATGCTGTCATGGTCAAGCCTGAGCAGGTTCTCGGGTGGAAGGCAAAGGGCGGTGTGCTGACCCACATTCGCTACATTGAGGCGATCGAGGAAGAGGATGGCGAGTTCGGCGTTGATGTCGTCTTGCAGATCCGCGTACTTGAGCCAGGCCTGTGGAGAATCTACCGAGCCCCAAGCAAGGGTGGCGCATGGGCAGTTCATGACGAGGGCGTCACCAGCCTGACGTACATCCCATGGGTGACGTTCTACACCGGTCGCACTGGTTTCATGACTGCCAAGCCACCGCTGCTGGAGCTGGCCCACCTGAACGTAAAGCACTGGCAGAGCCAGAGCGACCAGGACAACATCCTGCATGTCATTCGCGTGCCGATTCTGGTGCGTATCGGCATTCAGGCCCAGTACGACAATCAGGGCAAGGTCATCCCGCCAGAGTTCAAGGTTGGCACCGGATCACTTACCGATCTGCCGAAAGATGGCAACCTCAAGTATGTGGAACACACGGGCAAGGCTGTAGAGGCCGGGCGCACCGCGCTACAGGACTTGCTGGATGAGATGCGGATGGCAGGTGCCAAACTGCTGACCCCGGACAAGTCTGCGACCAAGACCGCGACACAGGCCGAGGAAGAGGCTGCTCAGGAGCTTTCGCCGCTGGCCCGCATGGCTCACCAGTTCGGTGATTGCCTGGGGCAGCTGCTCCAGTTCATGGCTGATTACCGTGGTCAGGGTGATGGCGGCACCGTCGAGATGCGCGGCAACTTCGACGTTGACTACATGCCTGAGGTGTCGCTTCCAACTCTGGTATCCATGGCCAACGCCGGCATGCTTTCGAAAGAGACGCTGTTCGCTGAGATGCAGCGCCGTGGCGTGATCAGCGACGAATACGACTGGGAGAAAGAGCTGGCCAAGATTGAATCCCAAGGCCCAGCCCTCGGGGCGATCTGATGAAGACAGCAAACGAGCAGCTGATTGACGAGCTGATTGGGCATGAGGTCGATCTGTCCAGGTTGAGCAATGCCCAAGTCGTCGCGATCATCAAGATCCTGAACGGTAACGACGCTGAGCTGCGTGCGGCGTTGGTGTCTGCCATCGAGGCGCTGGGTACAGACCTGAGCGCTTCGGCCGTGGATGCCGCGCTGTTCCGGGTCAACCAGCTGAACAGCGACACCTTCGCCCAGGTTCGCCAGGCTATGACTGCGCTGACTGATGGCGTGGCCACCTACGAGATCGCGTTCCAGCTGAACCTGTTCGAATCGATCGTGCCAGCCCTGGTGCAGGCCGGGTTCCCAATCCAGGTCGCACAGTTCAGCCAGGTGAGGGCGCAGGCCGCAGCCAGGCCATTCCAGGGGCGATTGCTTTCCGAATGGATGGACGGCATCGAGGCGGACCGAAAGGCGCTCATACGCAACGCTGTGCGCGCTGGCGTGGTAAACGGACAGACCACAGCTGAGATCGTGCGAACGATAATGGGCACCAGGGCCGAGAAGTACGCGGACGGCCTCTTGCAGCGGCCACGCCGCGAAGTGGAGTCCGTAGTAAGGTCCGCTGTATCGCACACCGCAGAGACTGCCAGCGACAAGGCGTTCGAGGCCAATAGCGACATCATCAGCCATGTTGAGTGGCTGAGTACGCTGGACAGCCGGACATCGACAACCTGCCGAATCCGTGACCGCCTGCCGTACACGCTGGGCACCTACCAGCCAATTGGGCACAAGATCCCATGGCTGGCTGGCCCGGGGCGCATTCACTTCTGCTGCCGGTCCACCAAGATCCCGATACTCAAGAGCGCCCAGGCGCTGGGGATCAGTGACGCGGCTACGCGGGCAAGCATGGATGGCCAAGTTCCACAGCAGACCACCTACGCGCAATGGCTTGCTCGCCAGCCCGCAGCCCGCCAGGACGAGATCCTCGGGCCTGAGCGCGGGAAGCTGCTGCGCCAGGACAAGCTGAAGCTGGAAGACTTCTACAACGAGCGCGGGAAATTCCTGACGCTCGACCAGCTGCACGAACGACTCAAGTAATTCCGCGCCACGAAATACGAGCATCGCGTTTTGTGGCGCGCAATGCAGGCCTCGCCCAGTGCGGGGCTTTTTTCTGCCTGCGGTTCGGATGGACGGGGCGCAATAGGGCCGGATGGCTCATCAGCAGGCCGGATGGCCCAGAGAGACGAGATGAAACTCAAAACCGTTGAAGTGGATGGCAAGCAGTACGCAGTGATCGAAGACGGCAAACCCGTCTACGTCGAGGACGATGGCAAGGAGGTCGCCTTCGATGCTGCGGGCACCCGCAACACCATCACTCGGCTGAACGCCGAAGCCAAGTCGCACCGAGAGCGCGCTGATGGCCTGGAGAAGACGGCCAAGGCATTTGAAGGCATCGAAGATGCTGCCGCCGCCAAGAAGGCGCTGGAAATCGTCGCCAACCTCGACGCCAAGAAGCTGGTGGATGCCGGCGAGATCGAGAAGGTGAAGGGTGAAATCAGCAAGGCCTTCCAGACCCAGCTGGACGAAGCCAACACCAAGGCTCAGACCTTCGAGCAGCAACTGTACGCCGAGAAGATCGGTGGCAGCTTCGCCCGTTCGCAGTTCATTGCCGAGAAAATGGCTGTCCCGGCAGACATGGTGCAGGCCACCTTCGGCAGTAACTTCAAGATCGAGGAAGGCAAGGTCGTCGCTTATGACGCTCAAGGCCAGAAGGTCTTCAGTCGCTCCCGCCCAGGTGAGCTGGCCGACTTCAACGAAGCGCTCGAAACCCTCGTCTCGCAGTACCCGCACCGCGATCACATCCTCAAGGGCACCGGTGCTCAAGGCACAGGCGCCCACACGACCAATGGTCAAAAGCCCCAAACCAAGGGAAGCCTCGGCGGTGACAAGGCAGCGCGCCTGGAAGCCATCAAGGCCATGACCGCAGACGCTTAAGGAGCCAACATGGCACTTTCGAACATGAAGGTATTCAACGAATACCTCAAGCAAACCACCATCGAGACCCTGCAGCAGGACGTTGAGAAGTTCAACGCCGCGTCTGCCGGCTCGATCCGTCTTACCACCCAAGGTATCGACGGTGACTTCCTGCAGGAATCGTTCTGGGCTGGCCTGCATAGCGCTCAGCGCCGTGTTGACCGCTATGCCGCGAACGGCGCCCAGTCCTCGACCCCGCTGGCTCAGAAGCAGTATGACGCGGTGAAGATCGCCGGTGGCTTCGGCCCGATCATCTGGGAGCCCGCACAGCTTTCCTGGGTGCAGAAGAACCCGGAGGAGGCGCTGGAGGTCATCAGCCGCAACCTGTCCGAGTCGATCATGTCGGACCAGCTGAACACCGCCATCGCAGCCCTGGTCGCGGCCATCGGTAACCAGTCGGCAGCGGTGAACGACGTATCTGCCACCGCCGGCATCACCTACGTTGGCATCAACAACGCCCACGCTCTGTTCGGTGACGCATCCCAGCGCCTGGTGGCTCAGGTCATGACCGGTGCCATGTATCACAAGCTGATGGGGCAGAACCTGGCCAACGCTGAGCGCCTGTTCACCTTCTCGGGCGTCCAGGTGGTCGACATTCTCGGCAAGGCGGTCATCGTCACTGACGCTGCCGCGCTGTACGAGGCTGGTACCCCGAACAAGGAGAAGGTGCTGAGCCTGGCCGATGGCGCAGCGGTGGTGATGGACGGCTCCGACCTGATCACCAACATCGAAACCTCCAACGGCAAGGAGCGGATCGAGACCACCATGCAGGCCGACTACACCTTCGGGCTGGGCCTCAAGGGGTTCACATGGGATACCGCCAACGGCGGCAAGTCGCCGACCAACGCCGAGCTGTCCACCGGCACCAACTGGGATCTGGTGGCAAACAGCATCAAGGCCTCGGCTGGCGTCATGACCATCGGTGACGCCGCGCAGTAATCGGCATAGCGCCCTTCGGGGCGCATTCCTCAGGAGAACGCCATGAGCGAGAAAGTGATTTACGAGCAACACCCGGTCAGCGCCGAGCGCAAAGCCGAGCTGCGTCAGAAGGGCTACAAGATCATTGACGCCAAGTTCGCGCCGGCTGACTACGAGCACCCGGAGCCGATCAAGGCTGCGAAGGGCGGCAAGGGCGCAAATTCGGCAGCTGCCAAAAAGGCCGCCGAAGAAGCCGAGGCCAAAGCCAAAGAGGCTGAAGCCAAGGAAAAGCTGCAAGTCGCGCTGAAAGGTAAGGGCGTCGAGTTTCCCGCTGAAGCCAGCCTGGAAGACCTGCAGAAGCTGCTGGACGAGGCCAAGTAATGACCACCTACATCACCGTCGAGCAGGTAGACGCCCTGCTTTGGCCTACCTGGGCGCCCGCCGACCAGAAGGCCCGCGCGGTGCTGATGGCCAACACCTGGCTTACCAATCTCGGCCTGCCTGAGTTCGATCCGGTACCAGATGACGTCATTCAGGCCGGCGCAGAGATTGCCCGCGAGGCTGCGGCGGGCAACATCTACGGCAGCAAGGAAACCGGTGTGCTGAGCAAGTCGGTGGATGCTGACGGGGTGTCCAGCAGCAAGACCTACGCCGAGTCGTTCCGCACCATCAGTGCTGGTGAGTCGTTCGCCCTGGCGCTGCTGGCGCCCTACCTGAACAACAGCGGCCAGACCAAGATCGTGAGGGGCTGATATGGGACTTCGCGACGAGCTGCAGGCCGACCTAGCCGAGGCGTTCAATACGGACCTGGCCGACGCTGTTCTGGCCTTCACCGGCGAGTACATGGGGCCAGGCGTGTGGGATCCGGTTAACGAAACCACGACAGCCCAGCCGGTCACCTACTCAGGCCGTGGCGTGCTTTCGCGTTACGAAGACAGCCGAATCGACAACATCAACATCCTCGTCGGTGATCTGCGCCTTACCGCGCTGGCCAACGAGGTCGCGGATACCCCGGATGTCGGTCACAAAATCACGGCGCCCGACCTGATGGACCGTACCAAGCAGGTGGTCTACCTGGTCAAATCGGTGCGAGCCGATCCGGCCTCGGCCACCTATCGTGTGCAACTGAGGAAGTGACCCATGGCCAAGCAGGGATGGAGCACACCGCCAAGCCTGTTCGCTGGCGTGGTAGAAGAGGCGCTGACTCAGCGCGTCAGGGTGATCGCCCTGGCCATGCTCAACGAGATCGTGCTCCGGTCGCCGGTCGATACCGGGCGATTCCGAGGCAATAACATCGTGAGCGTTGGCGCCCCGGTCTACACGACCACCGAGAACCTGGACAAGAGCGGCGGCGAGACGATCCAGCGCGGCCTGTCTGCCATGAGCGGGCTTGAGCCGTACACGCAGGTGTTCATCCAGAACTCGCTTCCCTATGCGCTGCCGCTCGAACAGGGGCACTCAAAGCAGGCTCCTGCCGGCATTTATGAAGTCTCCTTCCACAGCGTTTCCCAGGCCTACAGCAGATGACCTTCGAACAGATCCGCGCCGTGATCATCGGCCGTATGCAGCAGTGGGCCGGCATACCTTCTGCGAACGTGGACTATCCGAACAATGCCGCGCCTTTTGATCCTGCTGGCAAAGACATCTGGGCCCGGCTGGCTGACATCCCCGGCCTGAGCAGCACTCCAGAGGTCGGCATCGGCCCATGCGTGCGACAGACCGGGATCGTCGTCATCCAGCTGTTCGTGCCCAGCTACAGCGGCACCCTAGCCATCACCAGGGCCGTGGACACGCTGGTTACCCAGTTCCAGTACTACAGCGCGCCGGAAGGGACATTCGACTTCTTCGAGGCGTCCCCGCAGGGCGTAGGCGATGACGGTCACGGCTGGTACCAGGTAAACGTCCGCGTGCCATACCGGGCTTACTGAGCCCGCCAATTTCTGCCGAAAGGCAACCAAACACGCAGCCTAGGCCCGTACAGCCGAACGGTGGATGTTCGTTCATCCGTCCGCCCCGGCTGCGTATCTATTCGCCTGATGAACGAGGTGTCACAGATGATCGAGAGCAACGTCATTCCGTTTCACTA